CTGCTTGACCATCTGGCCCGCGGTCAGCTTGAAGGCTCGCACCAGCGTGTCGACGTGGTTTTTGTCGTCGGTGGCGATGGCGTACTCGCCGAACGTCTGCGGGTGCAGGTGGATGACGTTCTCGAAGTCGTTGGCCACCGGGCAGGCCCAGGTGCCGAACAGGCCGAGCTCTTCGTAGGCCGAGTGCAGCGCGTTGTAGGTGTTGCTCTGCGAGAAGATCGCGCGCATCAGCTCCGTCTTGCGGTGCAGCCATAGCTTCACCGGGCCGAACTCCATCAGCTCACGGTCGGCCAGCGACAGGCGGAACCAGGGCCGCGCCGGCGACGTGGCGCCGGACATCATGCCGGCGGCGAACGTGCGGTGCGCGAAGATCGCCGCGAGCGTGTAGACGTTCTGGTCCTTGCGCCCACCCTTGTTGACGTCCGACGTGGTGAAGCGCCCGAGGCGCGGCTGCACGAAGCGGCTGACCTCACGGCAATGCGTGTCCCAGTCGCTGCGTTCGGTCCAGAGCGCCTGCTTGCGCTGCAGTAGCCGGGTGCGCTTTTTCTCGTCCACTCAGCCACCCAGCAGGGTAGTGCCGCCCGTGTTGAGCGAGCCCGTGGACACGCCGGTCGGGCCGGTCAGCATCGTGCCGCCCATGCCCAAGGGCTTGCGCTTGGCGCGCTGACCGCTGAGCGAGTCGGGGGCCTTGACCTCTTGGGGAGGCGGCGGGGGCGCGGGGATGTTGGGTTTGCTCATGCACATAGGTCTGGTCCTCAGTAGTCCACCATGCCGGGGCGCGACGGGCCGCGCTCGCGCGGCGGTGTCGGGGTGAGCCCGGAACCCGAGCCCCCGCCACCGGCGCTGCCCAGCAGGGTGCGCGACCGGCCGCCGGCAACTGCACGCGCGCCTGGCCCGGAACCGCCGACGATGGACGCACCGCCCAGCATCGTGCTGTTGGGCGCCAGCGCGCCGATGGACATGGTTTGCGATGAGCCAAGCGAGCACATGCGGGGCATTGTGCAGTCCGCTAAAGCCTGCACGGGTACGGGCGCTAGAGGTTGGCCAGCGGGTTCCAGTCGATGCCGGTGTCGATGGTCATGTCGTCCGGCAGCTGGTAGCGGTTGTTGCTGCGCGTCACCGGCATGGCGAAGGTCAGCGCCAGCGCGTCGCCCAGGTCAGGGCTCGCCTTGATGCGGGCCTTGATGTCGTCCTTGGACTCGAGCGCGATCAGCTCGCTGGGCGTGAAGTAGTACGTGGGCGCGGCCAAGTCCTGCAGCAGGTCGTTGTCGCGCGGGATGACGCCGCCGGCCCTGATCCACTCGGCCATCTCGAACCACATGCAGGTGCGCATGTTGACGTACTGGGGCTTGGTCGGCTTGCCGCCGAAGTGCACGCCGATGATGGTGTGCCCGAGCTGGCGCAGGCGGTCGATGACGCCGGCACCGTTGCCCTCGTCGATGAACACCGCGTCGGGGCGCCAAATGTTGATGTACTCCGCGACGTGCGCTGCCAGCGTCATGTTGTCCATGCCCCGGTAGACCTTGGGCGTCAGTGCCATCAGGCCCTGGCGCGGGAAGATCACGCTGCGGTCATCGCCGAAGCGCGCCGGGTCCACGCCCAGGATGCGCGGCGCGTGGCTGTAGTCGGTCATCTGCAGGTGGCGCGCGCACGACTGCTCCAGGTCGGTCAGGCTGATGAGCTGGTCCTCGGCCGCGGCGGCGAAGTCGCACAGGTACTCGCGGGCGAATGAGCCGGCCGGCATGTCAGCCTTGAGGCGGGCCACCTCGTTGGGCTCCAGAGCCTCGGTGTCGTAGACCGTGTAGAGCGCGCTGTGCCAGTCGGGTTTGACCCGGCCATCGTAGAACAGCTTGCTGAACAGGTTGACGCCCTTAGGCGTGCCGATGAACAGCGCCCAGCCGTTGCGGTCGGACAGCGTAGGCTGCAGCACCTCGTCCCACACCTCGGGCTTGATCTGCGCCACCTCGTCGATGACCACGCCGTCCAGGCGCACGCCACGCATGGCGTCGGGGTTGTCGGCGCCATAGCAGCGGATCATCGCGCCGTTGGTCGTGAGCCTGACCCACAGTTCTGACTCGTTGACCTCGGCCAGGCCCTTCATGGCCAGCGGCGCCACGATCTGCTTGAGGCGCGCCCACGCAATGGCCTTGGACTGCTTGAGCTGCGGGGCGACGTAGAAGAACAGCCCCAGGTCCAGCGTGAAGCGCAGCGCGCTGTCCAGCAGCTGGCGCAGGGCCAGCTCGGTCTTGCCGGCCCGGCGGTGCAGCGCCAGCACCGTGAAGCGCTTGCGGGACAGGTGGCACTCGCGCTGCCATGCACGGGGGCGGTAGCCCAGGTCGATGACGGTCACACCAGGCCGCCCGCCGTGTCGTCATCCTCGGTCGGCACGCCAGTGGCGATGATGACCTGGGCGGCGGGCAGTGCAGCGCCATCAGCCCCGGTGAGTTCTTTCCGTTCCGAGTACACAGCCTTGCGCCGGCCCTTGAGGATCAGGCCCAGTAGGGCGTCGCTGTGCTTGCGCACCGTCACCGGCACGGGCATGCCGGAATCGTCCACCAGCAGCACGGGCAGGCCGTTCACGTCCATCACGGGGCGCCCGGCTTTGTCGCGCTTGACGTGATAGGTGATGTGCCCTTGGTGCGTCAGCGGTTCCTCATAGCCGTGCACGGCGCGCCTGAACGCCTCCTGCTCGGCCTTGTCCACGCCGGCCTCCATGGCGTCATCCCAGGCCGCTGCGAACGCCTCGTCGGCATCTCGGCGACGGTAGGCGGTGCTGCGCTCGATGCCGACCACACCGCAGGCACGCGACACCACAGGCATCTCGCGCAGCGAGGCTAGAAACGCTTCAGTCCAGGGAAAAGGGTGGTGGGCCATCGCTGCCGACTTTAGCGAACTGTCAACCTCGCACGGGTACGCGCCGCCAGGTCGACACCACGTGCCCGCGCCGGGTGCCGTCCAGGATTTTCTGCACCGTGTTCTTGTGGACCTCCATCGCCTTGGCGATGCGGCCCAGGCTCAACCCTTCCTCGCGCAGTTCAAAGATCAGGTCCACGTCGTGGTCGGTCAGCTTAGCGTTGGGGTGCGACTCGCCGACCACGTGGCCGGCGTCGTTCACGGCCACCACCCTGAACGCGCGCTTTTTAGTGGATTGGTTGATGCCTGCCACGTCCACCCCTTTCATGCGTTTATTTGCAGAAAACACCGCAACAGACCCCCGCACCGTGCAACGTTGCAACGTCCCCATAGGGTGACGTTGCGTTGCGTTGCACTTTTTGGTGCTGCGCAACGTGCAACGCGGTGCAACGTTGCATGACGTTGCACCGCGTTGCAGTCTGAACGTGCAAAGTTCTGCATGCTCAGCACACACTGATGCACTGACCGTCAAGCCAGAATGGCGCCGTGTCGCCCGTGCACAGCGTCTCGATAGCGCGCCGAACGCGCTGTTTTCGGGTGTCTCGCTTGCCTTCCTCGGGCTCAGGCATGCGGCGCACGGACTCCGCGACGACCGCGGCGACCTCGATGCCACTGGTCTGGACCTGGCTGAACTCGCGCAGCACCTCGAACACCACGCGCTCGTTCGGCCCATAGTCTTTGCCCGGCTCGCGCTTCACCATCACCTCGGCCTCAACCACCACGCACGACGTGATGGGGTCCAGGTCATCGTCGATGCCGAGCTGCACCACCTCCAGCTTGAAGCCCCATTGCTGACCGTCCTCGCCGTCCTTGTTCTTGGTGAGCTGCAGCATCCGCTGGTCGCCCTCGCGGACCACCTCAATTTCCGCATCGGCCGCCGCGCGCAGGCCCGACCACCCGCGGGCACCCTTGGTGGCGTCCTTGCCGCTGTGGTGGACCAGCACCACCAGCGCGCCGGTCTGTTCGTGGATGCGCTTGCAGTGGCCGAGCGCCTTGCCCACGTCCTCGCCGGCGTTCTCGTTGGCCCCGGGCGTGGTCTGCGCGAAGGTGTCGACGATCACCACGTCAGCGCCGCCGGCAGCCTTGATGCCGAGCACGACGTGGGCGGTGTCCTTTTCCTCCATCAGGTTCGGCGCCGCGCCCAGCACGCAGAACGGCACGTCATCCAGTGGAGCCTCGTAGTGCTGGGCGTAGGCGGCCAGGCGCTTCCTGAAGCCGTCAGCACCTTCGGCGGCGATGTAGGCCACCCTGCCCTGCTTCACGCGCCGGCCGCGCCAGTCCTGGCCCCGGGCGATGGCCATGCCCATGTCCAGCACCGCGAAGCTCTTGCCCGACCCGCTGGCGCCGTAGATGACCGCCAGGCCGGCCTGTGGCAGCACGCCCTTGATGATCCACGGCAGGGCCGTGGCGCTGGCGAACTGACCCGCCTGCACGAACTGGAAGCGCAGCGGCTTCGCCGCCACCGTGGCCTGCGCCTGGGCGTCAGCCAGCACCGCCTCGAACTCTTCGGCCGTGGCCGGCGCGGTGGCCGACACGTACACACCGGCCTCTTTGCCCATCAGGATCAGGCTGCGCGCCGTGACGCTCTTGGCGGCCGGGTTGCGCCCGAAGGACTCCCAGCGCTTGCGCAGCGCGTCGCGGCCCGGGTACTTGCTGCCGGCGCTGCTCCACTCGTCCCAGCGGTCGAACCCTTCGTCGCTGCCGCGGTACTGGTGGTGCAGCGCCATGCCGACCGTGACCCACGGCTGATGCGGCAGGTCCGGGTCCAGTGCGTCCAGGATGGCCGTCACCTGGTCGTCGCTCAGGTCGGTGACGTCCTCGCTGTGCGTGGCCGCCTCGCGCTCGTCGCGCTTGAACCGCCGGCGGATCGCGGCCAGCGTGGTGTCGTCCACCGGGCTGATGGCGTTGGCCGTGCCCATCACGTCGCACAGGTCCAGCCGGTTGCCGGTGAACGTCACGAAGCCCTTGGAGCTGAACGTCTCGAACCCGTAGGGCTCGCCGTGGGCCTTGAGGTTGCCCAGGTGGCCACGCATGAACGCGCGGATGCCGTTGCCGCTGGGGCTGAACTCGGCGTAGGTGCCGGCCACGACCGCCTCGACGTCGGGGTGGATGTCGCCGCCCTTGATGCAGTTGTCGAAGTCCAGCGCGACGATGCCCCACTCAGGCATGGGCGCGAAGCCCACGCCGTCGTAGCCCCGGCGCGCCGCGGCAGTGCGCGCGGCCTCGAACGTGGTCAGCGCCTGACGGTCCTCGGGCCGGCCCTGCACGCCGTGGCGCTTGGTGCCGTTCACGTAGTAGGGCACCTTGCGCGGCTTGACCTCGCCGTCGTGGTGCTCGTAGCGCCACATGAGCCACCCGGGCAGCTCGCGCAGTTCGTCGGGGGCCTGCACGGACGACAGGGCGGGCTTGATGGCGGTGACGGTCATGCCAAGTCCCCCAGCAGCGCCGCGCTGATGCGCGCCTGCGCGATGGCCAGGTAGTCCGGGCTCATCTCGCACCCGATGAACCGGAAGCCCTCGAGCATCGCGGCCTTGCCAGTTGACCCGCTGCCCATGAACGGGTCGAGCACCAGCCCGCCAGGCGGTGTCACCAGGCGGATGAGGTAGCGCATCAGGTCGGTCGGCTTGACGGTCGGGTGGTTGTTCTCGGCGCCGCGGTCGCTCTTGCTGGCCTTGGCGCAGTAGAAGAAGCGGGCGGCGCTGCCCTGGTCGAGCCGCCGCATGCCGGGCTTCATCTTGAACCCGACGGCGCCCTCGTTGTCGCTGTCAGCACTGGGCTCGCCCTTGCGCCTCATGCGGCCATAGACAGTGCTGGTCTTCTCGCTCGGCGCCGTGCCGCTGATCGCGGCCAGCTGCCCTGGTGCCTGCGGGAACGCCGCCAGCACCTCGTCGCTGCCGTCGTGGATCAGGTTGGCGGGCCAGCGGCCCTGCTCGTTCTGCACCAGCTTGGCGGTCGCCTCGCTGTCCGTCGTCCAGATGCCGCCACGTGGCGTCTCCCACTTCACGCCGCCAGGACCGTCCACCCTGCACCCGTCAATGTTCAGCGCCCCCGTGCCGTGCTCCAGCACGTTCGCCGCGACCGTCCCGGCCAGCGGCTTGCGCGCCACCGTGATCGGCTCCAGTGCGGGTTTGAGCGCGGTGCCCCAGCCTTCCCACTGGCGAGCGGCGTCGGTGCTTTCGCCCTTGCGCACCAGTTGGTTCTTCGTGACGTTGTAGCCGCCGGCGCCCTCAGCGTTCA